TACCATTTGTGCTGAAATCTGTATCATTTTCGTTGAATATTTTAATTATCATAGCCACCTATCCTTTCTTCTTACAAATACTTTTGCATTATTTACTGCTGTTTTTCCACTTTTTGTAATCATATATTGTTCAATTTCTATTTTATTTTCTCCACAATTAATTATTGGGAATTGAAAATCCATAGTAATATGTCTACTTCTATTAAGATTGTTATAAGTTACTTGCCCTGTTTCACAATTAATTTCAACATAATCCTCATTTTCTGGAAAGTCATATTGTATTATTACGCCATTTATTTTAATGATAATTTGATTTGCAGAACCTCTTACAAGTTTAAAAATTGGCTCACTATATATTGTTCCTTCATTAAAAATTGTATTTTTTACTTCAATATACTCATCTCTTTTTTTATTCCAAAAAGGATCTCTAATAAAATTCATATCTGCTATTAATATTAATGAGCTTCTTTCTGGCTCTATAGTTTGAAGAAATTGGGCATTAGTTATTCTGCTTTGATATTCAAATTCTCCCACTCCATTAAGCCATTCAAAGATTTTGTCAAGTTTATTTTTATTTAAAATCTGTAATTTGATAGGTCTTTCAATTACTGCATATCCATTTAAATTAAATATTGCACCATTCATTCCATTTATATCAATTTGTTCATATTTTTGGCTAGATTTTGCTAAAAATAATTGCTCTTCTTCTGCAACAACCTCCATTTCTTCACTTGATATGCCTTTAAAAACAAACATTACATAACCTCCATTAATCTATCATCAACTAGTTTTGCAAATCCATCTTTGTCTACTTTCATCTTACAAGAATTTAGTGCTTTTAGAAAACTATTTGTCATTAATTGAGATAATTTTGCATAATCAATTTCTTGTTGTTTATTTGCATTATAATTTGCTTGTAATACATAAGAATATCCACCTTGTTTTGAAACGTTATTTGTATCTATATCTCCATTAATGTTAGATAATCTATCTGTTACACCTTCTGCTAACGAATCTGCTTGTTCAAATAGTTTTTTAGAACCTTTATCCATTTCTTCTTCCATTGGTTGCATAGCAAATTGCATTATTTTTCTCGTTTTACGTGATGGAGAATGAATATCAAATGACTTTCTTAACCTACTTAAAATTCCATCTGCAATATTCGTTGCCTTTGCCCATAATTTTGGTTGTGAATTTTGCATTTCATCTAACATTGGGCTCATTGCATTTTTCATTGCTTTTCTAGTGCCTTTTGGCATACTATCATAAGTAGACAATATTGTATCTACCATTTCTTTATCTTTATCTGAAATCTTTCCACCATAAAGCTCTGTATTAGCTAAATTTCCAAGCCATATACCAAGTTGTTCCGCTTCACTATCTGACATATTTTTATATAAATCTTCTGCGGATTTCTTATTGTTTCTTACTCTTGCTTCTTCATTTTTATTTAATGTAGAATATGTATCTGTAACCCACCATTCTTCTCCATTTAAAATTTTCTGCTTTTCATTTGCATAATAATCATCATTTTTCTTTCTTTTTTCTTGATATTCTTGTAATTTCTGTGTAAAGCCATCTTCTTGAGAAACTCTTTGAGTATATCCAGTTGAATATGCTTCTGTTACTTTAGCTACCTCATCATTTGCTTGATTTATTTTTTCTTCTTTTCTTGTCATTATGTCATTGTATTCTTTTTGATATGCTTCTGAAGACCTTGCTTCTGTTGTATTATATCTTTGATTAAGCAATACAATTTCTTGAGTTGTTTGTTCTTCAATAGTTTTCAATGTTGTATCTTTTTGTTGTATTGCTGTATTAATCCACTCTTGAGATTGTTGTTTATATTCATCAAGAGAACCTTGAAAACTTTCTGCGTTTGTTGTTGCTTGTTGTGTAATTGCTGTTGCAATTTCTGATTGAATTTGCAATTCTCTATCTTTTAAATCCCTTAACTTTGTAAAATATTCATCAAGTTGTGTAATTTCTTCCTGTGTATAGCCTCTTCTTTCATCTGATGCAGTTTTGCAAATTGTTGTAATTCCATTTTGTACTTCTTGCATATTAGTTTGTAAGGATTGTTGCTCTTCATTTGATGCAAAAAGAGTTGAATTAAATTCGCTTAAATGCGAATTTGCTGTTTTTATTCCTGTTATAAAATCATTTGCACTATTACCTATCGTTGTAAAATCTTGGCTTACTTCTTGCTGAGCTTTTTCTGAGGCAATTGTTATGGCTGTAATACCACCAACAACTGCAGCTACTGCCAAACCCATTGGAGAAGTTAGTCCACCTATTATATTAATTAAGCCAGTCATTGCACTACCAGATTCTTCGGCCGCAACTGATATTTCTGCAATTTTAAGTCTAAAATCTCCATAAGATTTAACTAACTTTCCAACTCCTTCAGTTAAATTTCCAACAGTCTTAATTACTGGAGCTGTTGCAGCAGTAAAGATTCCAAATCTAATAATTAATTCAACTTGGCTATCATCTAATTCATCAAATTTATTTGTCAATTTTTCTGCATCACCAAGAAGATTTTGAATTGAAGGCATTAATTTATTTCCTATAGAAATACCCATGTTACTTCAATTTGACTTTTTAATGTACCATATCTTTTATTTGCTTCATTACTTAATGCAGTATTCTCTTTCCAAGCTTTATTAGCTGTATCTATGGCATCATTCATTAGATCTGAAGAATTCGATAAAGCTAATATAGTATTAGATAATCTTACATCTTTAATTCCCATATCATCTAATACAGAAATTGCACTTTTGCCATTTCTCTTTGTATCTTTAAGTCCAGTAATAAATGCACTTAGTGCTTTCGCCGCATCTTCTTTAAATGCTTTTTGAAATTGTTTTCCAGTCATTCCAGCAATTTTAGCAAAATCCTCTAATCCAGCTCCTGTTTCCACTGCAACTTGTAATTGTTTCAATAATTTGCTCATTGCAGTTCCACCTGCTTCTGCTTCAATTCCAACACTTGACATTGCTGTTGCCAATGCCAATATTTCTGGTTCAGATAAACCTGCTAAATCTCCA